GTTGGTTGAGTTGATGGCAGTAATGGCTTTCCATCGGGTTGCAGTGTCACCATTCTGGCTGATCACACGAGGGAGAGCAGCACGAATCGGGGTGATTTTCTCGCCCCAAGGGTAAAGGTTAATCGCAGGTGCTTGGAGATCGTAATTGACCAAACCAAGAGCGACATTTGTTCCAGATTTGGCAATCGCATCAGGATTCATCTGAGCATCTTTGACCAATTGGGCAGTTTCGTTGAGGGACATAGTGTCCTCCTATAAAAAATTAAGGGTTAATAACCAAATCTTTTTCCACCGTTGGAGTGGATGCTTTTGATAAGGTCGAGGGTTGATTTTGGCTTACCATCATCACTTTTCGATACAACACCATCTTCGGTTTTCTCGATTGTGATCGCCTTAGTAAAACCTTTGTTTTCGGCATTTTTAAGATCCTCGATGGCTTTGTGAGCCTTTGCGAGTTCGTCTTTTAGACTTTCGTTTTCTTTTGCAGCTTTCGATAGATCATCATTCGATTCTGCTTTTTGCTTTTCTTCTGTGCCACACATTTTTTCGTGCATAGCCTTGACGAGTTTATACATATCTTTAATCATCATCTCATCTTCGCTTGGCTTGGGATCTTCTTTAGGAGATTCCTCTTTAGGTTCTTCTGCTTTAACAACAGAAACTTCCTCTGCCTTTTCAGCGACAGGTTCTTCTTTCTTTACTTCTTCGATTACTTCGTTGTTCTCTGGCATTTCTTCCTCCGTTGGTTGAGACATCAGAGGAGAAAGTTCCTCTTGCGTCATTTGATTTAATATTTCAAGACCTTCGCCAATCCACTCGGAAAGCTCTTGAGGGATCGGTGAGTTTTCATCTTCCATTAAAGCGTTGCGTTGGACATACTTTGCGTGATTCAAAACACTCGCAAGATCGGCGATGCAGTATAAACTTTTCTCTGCGTCATCGGCTTTATATAAAGCGATCATCGCATCAGGATTAGCGGGACGATCTACCAGCGAAACTTCGGTGAGTTTAAGAGACTCGATGATATTGCGTTTCGTTGCGTTGCGTTTCAATACTTTGCCACCGATAGAAAATCCTTTAAGCACACCAGATAAAACTTTCTTTACGCTGACCGGATCGACCACGAGGGCTTCGATCTCGGTTTTTCCCTCATCATTGACGGACATTCCAATCGTTGTTCCCGCTGCGATCTGTTGGTGCATTTCACGCAAAGCACCAAACTTCATGTAATCGGGGATTGAGTTTTTAATAGCGTCTGCTAGAATGACCTCGCCATCAGAGTCCACGCTTTCACTTGAAGCAATACCTGAGACGATCAGAGTTCCATCTGCATTTTCTGTAACTTTAGATATATCGCCAAATAGTTTCATTGAACCTCGCAAAAAAAAGATAATATCTATCTTTTAATTGTATCCTATAAAAATGAACGCTAAAGAGAAGCTACACCTAAACAAGGTCGCACGTCTCGGTTGTTACTGTTGCCGAGTGGATGGTCATGGTGAAGTACCAGCGATGATTCATCACATTCGGGAAGGCAAAGGAATGGGACAACGTGCTTCGCACTTCGAGACGATTCCACTTTGCGAAGGTCATCATCAGGGTAACTTCGACACCAGCAAACTTGCGTTTCACCGCAGTCCCAAGAAGTGGCGAGAACGCTATGGTCGGGAATCCGAGATCGTGGCTGGGATCAACGCAGTCATAGGTCGGCTGGATGAATCTGATCCTCAATGGTACTTATGAGTTTATTCAAGGTCAGGCGTTGGGTCAGGCTATTGAATGAGGGACTCACGACCCTAGTTCTACTGACTGCTTTTCTTATAATGTTCCAGCTATGGTGGGGTTTAACCCAAGAGCCTAGCCCTACTGAGATCCAAGAGGAGATCCGCAAGTCTCGTAAGCGATAGCCTTTCGCTTTATTTACGCCTCTTTATAGCCGATTCTAGGGGGGTCTAGGCTTGTCTTAGGGGTTATGCCTATGGAGTTATGGGGTAGGCTTAAATCGAGTTATACGCAGATATTTAGATAAGTCGTTTGTTTGCATAGTTTAGATAGGGATATATAATTTATTGACATCTGTCAATTTATTAGTAATCTTGGGTTATGGGAATTACCCCATGCAAGGAGATCCAAATGAAAATCACACTCAAAAACATCAAGGTAAACCTGAGATTTTCTCAGGAGACAACAATGTTTGATGCCGATCTTTACATAGATGGTGTCAAAGTTGGCTACGCAGAGAATCAAGGTTATGGTGGAAACACAAATATTCGTGCCATAGGTTCAGGCGAAACTCTCAAGACTAATCGTGAATTGATAGAAAAGGCAGACGATTATTGCAAAACCTTGCCTTCTGAAAATTACGAATACGAAGAAAGAGGTAAAAAGAAAGCCTTTGCTATAAATTGTAATTTAGAAAACTTTGTAGATAATCTACTTTCCAATTATCTTGAGCAAAAAGAAAAAAAGAGATTTCAAAGCAAACTAGCGAAAGACTTAGAAAAGTTTATTTGTATATCTAAAACTAGAAACATAGATGATTGCCAAGACTATCAGACCATTAAGTTCAAGTCTTATGTCTCTCTAAATCAAATATTTGCCAATTCTAACCTAAGAGAAAAAGTCTTAACCCATATCAGTCAAAGGCAAAAAGAAGGTTTTTTTGTCCTTAACTCTAATTTACCCATATAAGGAGATCAGAATGCTTAAACAATACAAGTCACCCATAATGGTAGGGATCTGCACCTTCTTGGGCTTGTTCTTGATAACCCTAAACGTGATCTTGGCATCCTTCAGTTTTCTCTATCTGCTATTCTTTATCTGTTCGCTGGTCGGTCTTATGGTGATGGCAGCTGCTATTCACGAGGAGTTTCAAGATGCAAACTAAAATGACACAATTTGAAGCCTTATGCTCTGCCCTCGAATTAGCCATCACCGCACCGACTGACAAGAAGTCCAGAGAGTGCGTTGCTTTCTGTGAGGCGATAGCCATTGGAATGAGTGAGGCAGAAGTCGAACGAGCCAAGCGTCTTGTCATCAAGCGATTAGACGAAAAGGGAAACTGACCTGTGGAAGGGTCGTGAATGGGGCTGATCGAGGTCAGCCCTTTTCTTTTATGGATTCAAATAATTTAATTCTTCTTCCGATCCAACGCATTACAGGAACTGCCATCGAGTTACCAAGAGCTTTATATCGGTGTCCGTCTGGGCATTGTTCTTTAGATTTCTTGCCATAGGGAATCTGAGTCCAATTATCAGGAAAGCCCTGTAATCTTTCACACTCAATAGGGGTTAATCTACGCACTCGCATTGTGTTTTCTGTCTGTCTGACGAGTGGTACATGACCTCCACCGTTTCCCCACATCCTAGTCATAGTCGGAGATATTTTAATTGGTTTAACTCGACTATCTGTAGCGTGATTCTCGTAAAAACTTGATTCTTTAATTTCAACAATAGAAGCGTGAGCCGCATTATCTTTAGCGAGGGTGTGGCAAGGGTCTCCTACTTCTCTATTTTGTTTATTGATAGGAGCTGTTATTTGGTAGAGGTCGTAGGGGATTGCCTTAACAGGTTGTCCGACAAACAATCCACTCTCGTTACCAGATGGGCCGCCACTCCCTTTGTGCCACTTGCTCGTAACGGTATCTGATATGTTTGGGTCACTACCAAAGCAAACAGGATTGTTAGGTTCTACTGCTTCAACAATACATTTGCCTTCAGCAACATACTGATTGCCTACTCCTTTGTAATCTCTGGCGCAGAGAGCTCCGACATTGTCTGTATTGATGTTTCTGTCATCTGCTCTAGGGCTTGTTTCAGCAGAGGCGGTAGTTCCTTTCCCCTTCTTTCTGCCCTTCGGAGTATGCCCGAACACGCTGCTTGGCTCAAATAATACTGATGTGGCAGGTCGGTAGTCTCCAAGATATCCGACAACAAAGACTCTACGCCTTCTTTGGGGGACTCCGAAGAACTGAGCGTCCAACACTCGGTAGGCGATACCATACCCGATGTCTGCCATCGCTGAGAGGAAGGAAGAAAAGTCTTTTCCTGAGTTAGAGGACAAAACTCCGGGGACGTTTTCCCAGATAAACCATTGGGGTTTATACTTCTCAGCAATTCCAACATAGGTAAGGGCCAAGTTGCCACGAGGATCATCCATTCCCTTTCGCAGTCCAGCGACTGAGAAGGATTGGCAGGGGGTTCCGCCAACAAGTAGGTCAGGGGCAAGGTCATCGTTCCACTCCTTATATTTGGTCATGTCCCCCAAGTTGGGAACAGACGGAAAATGATATTTTAATACTTCACTTGGAAACTTCTCAATATCAGATACACCGACACATTCAAATCCTAAATCGTGCCAAGCGACACTCGCAGCTTCAATGCCTGAGCAGACCGAAAGAAACTTCATGCACCGACTATATCACACTTAATCTTTATTTTTTAGGCTTTCAACGATTCTTCGTGACCACGAGAACCCAGCGTCTCCACCCCATAATGCCCAAGCCACTCTGCCTTTAGAGGGGTAGCCTTCCTCGTCTGGCGAAAAGCCCTTGCCCTTCTTATCGACTTCGTGGCGACTAAAGAATGAGAACATACGTTTCACAGTTGATTCCGAGAGATTCTCACGCTTTGCTAACTGATTAGCCCTTGCGAGTCCGACTCGTGTCCCACCAGCTTTGCCTTCGGCTTTCCACTTCAATGCTCGTCTGGCTTCCTCAGCCATCGCTTCGTTGGGCTTGTAGGTCTCTGCTTTTTGCAGCTCTACGGATTCGGATTTTGTCTCAAAGGGTATATCGAGGGTAGCAGTTGTGGTGCATCGGCAGTTAGGATGAGCGGGAGGCGATAGGTATTCATCGCCATCTTCTGACTGAAACATAGCGTCCAAAGGAATAGACGAGGGATCAATGGATAAACAGATTTCACACGCATCATTAGCGACCAGCCACTCCTTGCCAACGACCACGCCTTCTGAGTTTTGATAAGAGAGCAAGGCGGCTTCGTTATGAGCGAAGGCAGTTTCAGTCCTTGCGATGAGCAAGGCACGATCCTCATTGAATAGTCCAGACTCATTTAGGGAATCGGCAAACTGCTTGGCAGACATTCCTTCTTCTAAAGCTGATGTAAATAATTCCCTGAAGCGTTCGCTGGTTGTTTCATCGATGCCCTGAATTAAAGTGCCGGATCTTGTCTCAGCGTATTTCAAGGCTTCTTCTGATAAGAGCTTTAATTGATCAGGCGTGGGGGCTTCATTTAGAATGTTGTAGATTTCTTCTAGCGTAGCCTTGCTGGTATCTTGTGTGACCTTATCCAGCAATTTATTCATAGCCGAGATTACTTTAGGATCGCTTTGAAACTTCTTGACCTCTTTTAGCAGACTAATAAAGTCAATCGTGGACATCTCGCTTTTAAGCACGTTAGCCGCAATATAATCTAATGCGGCTTTCTTCTGTGCCTTAAAGTATTTAGAAAAGAGTTTCTTGATTTGTTTTTCGGTCTTGATAATCAGCGGTCTGTTTATATCAGGAAGATTCTCGACTCGAAGTTTCTTTTTTTTTTATTAACATCTAAGGGTAGAGGAGGCGTGTTGAGAGCGACACTTTGTTCCTCCTCTACAAGAGTATCTAAGCCGAGTTCGGCTCTAGCTTCATTGACAGTCAGAATCGGATTGAGTCCGTTCACATAAATGTTTAAGATCTCGGCTTGTTGTTTAGGATCGACTGAACCTTCCTCGACCCAATCAAAATCGAGTTCCGGTGCGTCAAATGCTTTCTCTAAGACCTCATCCATCACATCGGATAGCCACAATTTGATCGGGACGACCCCTTGCTCCAACGCAGTAGCCTTCGATATTTCCGCAGTAGCTTTATTAACTTGACTTACCGCCCACTCTGGACTGATTGAGAACGCATAGGAAACAACACGAGCAATCCACTCATCGAGATTATCTTTGATGACCGGATCCTTCGTCTGGTGTGGCGTAATACCACCGGGAATAAACTTAGCCCTTCTGCGGTCTGCGGTGTTGCCCGATAGAACAGAATCGAACCACTCTTGATATTGTGCGATTTGATCGACTGACCAAGTGTCTGGGACACCGAGCAACATATCAGGGATTGATCCTGTGGTGTAGTATTCGATTTGAGACAGTTGCCTACGCAGAGCAAGATTGATAATGTTTACCACTTGCTCGACTCGACTGTAACCATAGACCCGATTAGAGCGTCTATTATAAATCGGGACGATCAGTTCTGAGGTCGTGTAATCGATTGCGGGGATTCCCTTGATGACTTGTTGATAAGC